GTTGACAACTCCTTTCTGTTTTATGTTAGCAAGTTCACTTGTGCAATTATCGGCGGCTCGACGATATGAAACTTTTCGAAAAATTCCATGCAGATGTCGACTAGTTCTTTATTTTCTACATCAAACGGAATCGTTTCGGTTCCATACTCTTCAGAATAAAAATGTAAATGTGCCCCAGAAATATATGTGTTTGTTTTTCTATCATAATGTTTCAGATTTTTTCCGACATCAAGACGCAATAGCACGGTTCCGTTGGGTAATCGACCTAGGTATGTGCAATTATTATGATTGATACCTTTCCTTTGCACATGAACAAAAAAAGACTGAGCGTCATCAGAAACAACTTCAAATTCAAACCTGCCGCCGCCGTTCGGAATGTAGTATGTTTTCTCTATTACTTTTCTTTTTAGTAATTCTATGAGTTCTCTTGCTTGTTCTGTGCTTAAAGGTGCTTTCTTTCCCATACGAGATCCCTTTCTTTATGATATCACATGTACTATTAATTTATGCAACCTATCACATTCTATGTTATCAATATACGCCTAAAATGTGCATTTGTCAATGTCCATCGCAAATATAACTGTAAAATAATTATGTACATCGCCGCTCTGCTGTTTCTGGCAGGGCGGTTTTCTGGGTATACACTTTGTATTACATAAACGATCCATCTTCTGCTTTTTTAGAATTACAACGATTGTATTCAATTTTTAATATAGATTCAACAGCAGCTTTTCCGTATTCATCTAGTGAATTATATAACTCACTTAAACCTATGTCAAACAAGGAAGATATTCCAGAATCATACGGTAAACATTTTTGCTGTGGTACAGTAATTGCGTCTTCACCAAAGTTCATGCTGTAACTATATCCTTTTAATGTTTCAAATACGTAATAAAAAATATGACCTTCTTCACAACGAAATTCAATAGCTCCGCCGCTGCTTTCTTCATTTTCAAATTCAACATCCATTACTCTAATGAAATGAATGTTTTCGCATCCGCAATGAGGGCATTTCATCTTGGCATTTTCGTATTCATGTGGGTAGATGTCAAGTTTCAAAGAATTTCCAATCAAAAAATCAATTGTCACGTCAAAATAGTTTGCAATTGCAATTAGAGTCTCGTTACTTGGTTCACGTTCGTTATTTTCATATCTGCAGTATGTCATATATTGCAATCCTAGTTCTTGTGCCATTTGCTTTCTGTTTAATTTTTTTCTTTCCCTTAGCTTTTGAAGTTTATCTCCCAACATATAAAGCACCTCCTTTCTTTGAATTTAATATCCATTATAGATTATTTTTTTTGTCATGTCAATAGAAATAGCCAAAATGGTTATTATGCACAAAAAAGAAATAACCATTTTGGTTAAATTGAGGATTTACAAATATCCAAAATGGTGATAAAATAGAATTGTAACCAAAACGGTTATCAAAAAAGCAGAGAAGCAAAGAAAGTGAGGCGAAAGAAATGAAATCGTTTTATAATATTGAAATTGAACAAGTCAGAAATGGCTATACGCAAGAATCTATTTCAAAAAAACTAGGTGTAAATAGAACAACATATAGAAAATGGCTTGATACTGGGACGATACCTGTTGAAAAGCTAATTGCGTTGTCCGATTTGTTTGACTGTTCTGTTGATTATTTGCTCGGAAGATCAGATGTCAGAAAATACGCTGCAATCATTCAGATAGCGTGAACAGAAAGGAAGATGAAACATGAAAGAAATCATTCCCAAAGACAACTACGGTGTATTCGCCGACAGTCACGATGTCGCACTGGTGGATAGCCGGTATGTGGCACAGTACTTTGAAAAAGAACACAAGACCGTTTTGCGAAATATTGATGCAATTCTGGGAGTAGCTTCTGGATTTAGTCCGGAATTTGGTCGGCACAATTTTGTGCCGATCTCATACAAAGATCAGCAAAACAGAAAGCAGCGTTGCTACGCCATTACCAGAGATGGATTCACAGCATTGGCGATGGGATTTACAGGCAAGAAAGCCGCAAAGTTCAAAGAACTCTACATTCGCCGATTCAACGAAATGGAACGCTTTATCCGAACACTGGTTCTGACACGAAAAGAGTTCCCACTGTTGACGGAGAACATCAAGCTGCTGCATGACAATCCGAAACCGTATCATTTCAGCAATGAATGCGATATGATCAATCGTATTGTGACCGGAATGTCTGCAAAGCAATTCCGGCAGGCAAACGGTATCGAAAAGGGCAAAAGCATTCGCCCATATCTAAACGATGCACAGATTCAGCTGATGGAAACACTGCAAAAGGTGGACATTGGATTGCTGGTTTCTGTACCGGACTTTGAACAGCGGAAACGGTATCTCGAATGGTACAAGATGAAACTGGAAGAAAAGGCGGTAGGGGAGCAGACAGCAGCGTAAATGTTTTCTGACGTGCGGAAATACGCAGTTCGCATTCAGCGGTTGTGATTCGACAAGCAAAGAAAACCCGTCTCCCGCCTATAGGGAAAACGAAACCGAGGAGGTGAATGACATGAGTGAAACAGCTGCATGGTTTATCCGTCAAGTGATAAATTTCGTTATGGTTGTGCTTTTGATTCTCATTTGGAATGGCATATCAGACAGCGACAGCGTCAGGATTAAAATAATTCTAGCGGCGGCTCTAATTTTAGTTTTCGGCTTAGCAGTTTGTGGTCACGCTGTAGTGATTTCGCTAGTTGAATAAAGCATTCCTCATAGTGTTGCTTGTCCTGTTCTGACACAGAATCCGAAACAAATCGATCTCGAAAAGCAGCGTAGTAATCTTTAAAAAGCTTCTGAGACTGCTGGCTCATGTAAATGATGTTTTCAGAAAACAAAACCTGAAATTCTCCGGCGACACTTCGTCTATTCCACAAAGTGCTTTCAGGAAAAAAGCACTGCAAACATCGTTTATAAAATGGTGCATATAGCTTTTCGATTCGCTGCATTCGAATCTGATCTATTTTCATTTTTCTGTTCGTTCTGCCGGTGAGCCAATTCACGGTCAAAGCAGTCAAAGCAGAAATTATTGGTGACGCCAGAACATTTACAAGTCCTTGAAAATCAAAATCCATTGTATTCACCCCCTTCCCGTGCTTTCATTATACCATACCGGAACAGGGAATACAACAGAAAGGAAGATAACACATGAACGACCTGATTCAGATCCACTACGACAACGCAGACCGCCCGACGGTTCTTGCAAGAGAATTGTGCAACGAACTGGGAGTCAAGGAAAAGTACTCCGACTGGTTCAAGCGCATGTGCGAGTACGGCTTTTCGGAAGGGTCCGATTATTGGACATTTTCGCCCGACAGTAGTTTTTCCGATTTTTCGGAAAAACCCAAGGGCGGCAGACCAACGATTGACCACCAAATCACCATCCCCATGGCAAAGGAACTCTGCATGCTCCAGCGGACAGACAAGGGCAAGGAGATGCGGCAGTACTTCATCGCCGTGGAAGCACAGTGGAACAGTCCGGATGCGATCATGGCAAGAGCCTTGCAGCTGTCCAGCGCCAAGCTGAAAGAGATGCAGATCACAGTTTCTGCACTGGCAGTGGAAAACCAGATCATGAAGCCGAAAGCGGAATACTTCGATGAACTGGTTGACCGGAATCTGCTGACCGGCATTCGGGAAACCGCCGGAGAACTGGGTGTAAAGCAGAGCCAGTTCGTGGCGTTCCTGCTGGAAAAGAAGTATATGTACCGGGATAAACGGGGGAAACTGACCGCCTACGCAAAGCCCCTCTCGGACGGCTTGTTCGAGCGGAAAGAATGCGTGAACGAGAAGACCCAGTGGAAAGGCACGCAGGATCTCGTCACACCCAAGGGCAGGGAGACGTTCCGGCTGCTGCTGGTCGGGGCGTAAGGCGGAATCCGCAGAAAGGAGGCGAGAAGCATGACAGAGATAGAAAAGAACACCTTTGACACCACGCTTACTGTTGCGGATATGTGCCGCAAGTATCACGCAGACATCCGCAAGGTGGTGACGCTCTTCGAGCTGATGGGAAATCTGGACGAGGCTGGCGCACAGCACGTGCTGTATCAGGCATCCATTGCCGCCGCCGCAGAAAAAATCCTGCCCGTCACGTCGGCATGACACAGGCAACAGACAAGCCGCAAGCTGCATAACATAAACGGAAAGGAGCTGGTATCATGGAATTCAGCGGCGAAATTTTGGAGGATGTGCAGTGCGATGGATACCGCAAGGTCGTGATGAAGACCAAGTCGGCAATCGTTGACATGCGGATCCCGGATCACACACCGGAGGAGGAAAAGAAACTGGCTGCGGATATCACGCAGGCGCTGTTTGAATTTGCGTTTCCGGATGAAGATTGGAGTGGGAAGCGATTAAAGGTAATACAGTAGCAGAACCCACCTGCAAAACCTGCTACTGGTACAGCCTCTGTCCGGAGCGGTCGAGGCTGTACCCGTGCAGGATATTCGAGGACACGAGAGGAGGCAGGACAGATGGACAAGCTGCACCAGTGGGGCGGAGCGCCCTCCAGACCGGCACAGCAGCTCCGGCGGAACGTCCGGCGCATGCTGTCAGAGGGATGGAGTCCGGCGGCGATCCGCCACGAGATACTGACCAGTCCCTGTACACAGGCAGAACAGAATAAGCTCCTGCGGGAGCTGCATATGGAGGAAAAGAACAATGGAAGAACCAATTAAAGTATGGCGCAGCGCCTACGAGCTGTACACGTGCAGTCTGGCAGCGCCGGAGGTCACCGGCACGCCCGCCTATGTGGTAGCGCTGGGCACGGCGACAGAGCCGGACGGCTCCCGTATCCCTGCGCCCCGCTGCAAGACGCTGGGCTACACCACCGCAGAGTGGTGCGGACACTGGCATCAGAGCGTGCCGGACACTGTGCCAAAGGTCAGCGGTAGAGTCATCATGCGGGAGCTGCTCCACGAGATGCACCAGCGGATTTTCAGGAGAGATGTATGCGGCAGCGTCCGGACAGAAAAAACCCCCGCACCGGCGGCAACCGGTAACGGGGGCATGGGTAAAAAATAACCATACTTATCATACCACGAACGGAGGAATTTGTCAAATGAAAACCGAGAAAACTGTAACCTGCCACCCAGACTCATACGTCTATGCGACAGCGATCGAGAGTATCCGGCACGACGACACGCTGGACAAGGTGACGATGCGGGACATTCTGCGGCGGCTGATTGCTGACTTCGACAAAGCAGTCATAGCTGACAAGGAAAAAGCTGCATTCGAGGAGGCATGCCGCCGTGGATAACCAGAAAAATTGCTGCGTGAACTGCCGCATCACCAACGTCCCCCTGTACTTGGGGCTGGACGGCAGGTTGCACTGTGCCGACCATATTGGGCTGCTGGTGCAGGACACAGACAAGACACACGACAAGCCGGAACAGCCGGCAGAGGAGGTACATCATGGATAAACTGAGAATGCAGAAGAAAGAGCCTGCTGGCAGGAAGAACGGCGAACGGCGTCTGTTCAGCAGCGTGAACCTGCGGATGGAGCACATTGCACTGGTGGAGGAGATCGCACTGGAAACCGGACGCACCAAGACCCAGGTGCTGGGGGATATGGTTCAGTTCGCCTATGATCACATCGAGCTGTACGAGGAGGGAGAAGCATGAGCGTGAAGATCAACAGTCTGGAAATCGAAAACGTCAAGCGGATCAAGGCGGTAAAGCTGGAACCGTCTGCCAATGGTCTGACCATCATCGGCGGCAACAACAATCAGGGGAAAACCTCTGTGCTGGATGCCATTGCATGGGCACTGGGCGGCGACAAGTACAAGCCTACCGCTGCGGCAAGGGACGGGGCATACACCGATCCCATTCTCCATGTGGAGCTGTCCAACGGTCTGATCGTAGAGCGGAAGGGCAAGAACAGCAGCCTGAAAGTCATTGACCCCAACGGCAACAAGGCAGGGCAGCAGCTGCTGAACTCGTTTCTGTCTGCACTGGCACTGGATCTACCCAAGTTCATGAACGCATCGGACAAGGAAAAAGCGGCGATCCTGCTGCAGATCATCGGCGTGGGTGAACAGCTGGCACAGATCGAATCCGAGGAAAGCCGGCTGTACAACCAGCGTACCGCCATCGGCAGAATCGCCGACCAGAAGCAGAAGTACGCCTCAGAGCTGCAGTGCTGGGAGAACGTGCCGAACACGCCGGTTTCCGCATCGGAGCTGATTGCACGGCAGCAGGAGATTCTGGCACGCAACGGCGAGAACCAGCGGAAACGGGAAAACGCTGCCCGGTATGCACAGGAACTCACCGCCGCACAGGCTGCCTATGACGCAGCCAAACAGCGTCTGGAACTGGCAGAGCAGAACGCCATGACTGCCCAGATGTCCGCACAGGATTTGCAGGACGAATCCACTGCCGAGCTGGAAAAGAGCATTGCGGAGATCGATGCCATCAACATGAAGATCCGGGACAATCTGAACAAGGAGCACGCCGAGGAAGAAGCCAAGACCTACCGACAGGAGTACGAGTCTCTGACGGAACAGATCGCCGCACTGCGGCAGGAGAAACAGGACTTGCTGCACGCCGCCGACCTGCCGCTGGAAGGGCTGACAGTGGAAAACGGAACACTACAGTACCACGGCAAGCAGTGGGACAGCATGAGCGGCTCAGAGCAGCTGCGAGTGGCGGCTGCCATTGTGCGAAAGCTGAATCCGGACTGCGGCTTTGTGCTGCTGGACAAGCTGGAACAGATGGACAGCGTCACCTTGCAGGAGTTCGGGCAGTGGCTGGAACAAGAGGGCTTGCAGGCAATTGCCACCCGTGTGTCTACCGGGGACGAGTGCAGTGTCATCATTGAGGACGGCTATTCTGTGGACACCCGTCCGGCACAGCCGGTGCAGACCGAGCCGCTGACACCGCCGATCATTCAAAAAGCATGGACGAAAGGAGCGTTCTAAATGGAATTTCAGGAGACAAACGGCATTCAGACCGGTGCCGGCGTGAAACTGGTCATCTACGGACAGGAGGGCGTGGGAAAGACCTCTCTGGCGGCACAGCTGCCGGGAGCGGTGTTTCTGGACTGCGAGGGCAGCACCTCGAAGATGAACGTCCGGCGGCTGCCCAAGCCCACCAGCTGGGAGATGCTCCAGCAGGAAGTGGACTTCGTGCTGGAATCCCACGCACAGCGGCAGTATCAGACCTTGTGCATCGACACCTTCGACTGGGCAGAACGCCTCGCCATTGCCCAGCTGTGCAGCAAGCATCAGGTCAATGGCATTGAGGGCTTCGGCTACGGCAAGGGCTGGGAGTACGAGGCGGAGGAGATCGGACGGTTTCTGGACAGCACAGAACGCCTTGTGCAGGCTGGCGTTAATGTGGCACTGCTCTGCCACGCCGTTACCCGAAAGGCGTCCCTGCCGGAGATCGACGCAGAGTTCGACCACTGGGAACTGAAACTGGGAAACAAGACCACCAACAAGATCGCACCGCTGCTGAAAGAGTGGTCAGACATCACCCTGTTTCTGGCGTTCCAGACCCACGTCATCGCCACCGACGACAAGGGCAAAAAACACAAGGCGACTGCCTGCAACCGTGTGATGTACACCACGAAAACGGCGTGGTGGGATGCGAAAAACCGGTTCGGGCTGCCGGAAATGCTGCCCCTGGAATATGCGTCCATTGCGTCTGTCTTTGCGGCACCTGCACCAGCTGCCGCACCTGTTCCGAAAGCACAGCAGGTCATAGAAAAGGCACAGGCTGCCGGACTGCCCACGGAAAAGGATCTGGCGGAATCGGAGCTGCTGATTACCGCAGACAGACAGCTGCCAGAGCCCCGGCAGACCACCGAAGATGTCCAGACCCAGCACATTCTGGACGGCATCGCACCCCAGCTGGCACAGCTTATGGCAGCCGCACAGGTGCAGCCGTCGGAATTGCAGGCAGTGGTCGGCAGCAAGGGCTACTTCCCCGCAGATATGCCCGTGCAGAGCTATCCCCAGGACTTCGTGGAGGGCTGGTGCATCCCGTGGTGGAAGAACATCGTGGAAATGATACAGCAGAACCGCAGCGTGCCGTTTTGACGCTGAAATGAAAACCTTCTCCGGATATTTTGTAAATTCTCATTCATAGTTGCACGTCTGCGTACAACTTTTGCCCGCAGAACCACTACTTATAGAAGCACATGCTTCAAAACATGAGGGGCAACGCCCCGGAAAAAGAAAGGAAGATTCATATGACTGAGTACAACACCAACGCATCCGCACAGGGGCACGAACTGGGCTGGGATGACGAGATCCAGCAGGAGAGCAGCTTTATTCTGCTGCCGGAGGATGACTACCGCTTTACCGTGGAGAAGTTCGACCGTGCCAGACATGCCGGCAGCGAGAAAGTACCGCCCTGCAACAAGGCAATCGTCTACTTCCGGGTGTTCAGCCCGGACGGCAGCAGCATTCTCCTGCAGGAGAACCTGTTTCTGCACACAAAAATGGAATGGAAGCTGTCCGAGTTTTTTGCCAGCATCGGCATGAAACAGAAAGGGCAGGCGGCACAGATGAACTGGTCACAGGTGTGCGGCAAGTCCGGCGTGTGCCATGTGAAAATCCGCACCTATGAAAAGCGGGACGGCGGCGGAACTGGACAGGCAAACCAGATCGACAAGCTGTACCCGTCCTACGATCAGCCCCAGACCGCTCAGAATGCCCCGCAGCAGCCCTACACTGCACCCCAGCCCTCGTATCCGCAGAACAATGCACAGCCGTGGCAGCAGCCTCAGAACGCCCCTCAGGGCGGCTGGAACAGGGGACAGTTTTAAGGAGTGAAACCCCTCAGTCACCTACGGTGACAGCTCCCCTGTTAGGGGAGCCAGTATGGAAAGGAGTACGATCATCATGCAAATGCGACCTTATCAGCAGGCGGCGAGAGAAGCCGTGCACCGGGAGTGGGACGAGGGCAGAAACCGGACGCTGCTGGTGCTGCCAACTGGGTGCGGCAAGACCATTGTCTTTGCCAAGATCACCGAGGACGAAGTCCGCAGCGGCAGCCGGGTGCTGATTCTGGCACACCGGGGCGAACTGCTCCAGCAGGCGACGGACAAGCTGGAACGCACCTGCGGTCTGAAGTGTGCCGTGGAAAAGGCAGAGCAGACCTGTCTGGGAGAGTGGTATCGTGTCACGGTAGGCAGCGTTCAGACCCTCATGCGGCAGAAACGCCTTGCCCAGTTTCCGCCGGACTACTTCCAGACCATTATCATCGACGAGGCACACCACGCCATTTCCGGCAGCTATCAGGTGATACTGGATCACTTTTCCGATGCCCATGTGCTGGGCGTGACGGCAACGCCCGACCGGGGCGACAAGCAGAATCTGGGCAAGGTATTCGACAGTCTGGCGTATGAATACACTCTGCCCCAGGCCATTCACGAGGGATACCTAACGCCCATCCGGGCATTGACTGTGCCGGTGCAGATCGATTTTACCCATGTGGGGACGGCTGCCGGAGATTACAAGCCAGGGGATATTGCCACGGCGTTAGATCCCTATCTGGAACAGATCGCCGCCGAAATGGCAAAGCACTGTGCCGACCGGAAGACGGTGGTGTTCCTGCCGCTGGTCAAAACCTCCCAGAAGTTCCGGGACATTCTCTGTCAGCACGGATTCCGGGCGGCAGAGGTCAACGGCGAATCCGACGACCGGGAACAGGTTTTACAGGACTTTTCCGACGGCAAATACAACGTGCTGTGCAACAGTATGCTGCTCACCGAGGGCTGGGACTGTCCAGAGGTAGACTGCGTGGTGGTGCTGCGTTCGACGAAAGTTCGTGCCCTGTACTGCCAGATGGTGGGACGCGGCACACGGCTGGCAGAGGGGAAAGACCACCTTCTGCTGCTGGATTTTCTGTGGAACACGGAAAAGCACGAGCTGTGCCGTCCGGCGTGCCTCATCTGCGAGGACGAGGAAGTGCAGCAGAAAATGACACAGCAGCTGGAGCAGCAGCCCGGCGTGCCGGTGGACATCGAGGAAGCCGAAAGCAAAGCGTCCGAGGACGTGGTGGCAGACCGGGAGTCCAAGCTGGCGGAGCAGCTGGAATCCATGAAAAAGCGGAAGTCCAGGCTGGTAGACCCCCTGCAGTACGAGATGTCGATCCAGTCCCGGGATCTGACCGGCTATGTGCCGGCGTTCGGGTGGGAATCGAACCCGCCCACGGAACGGCAGAAAAAGGATCTGGAGAAGCGTGGCATCAATCCGGAGGCAGTGGAAAGCGCCGGAAAGGCGGAGCAGATTCTCCGCACAGTGGCACAGCGGCAGATCAGCGGACTGGCTACCCCGAAGCAGATACGCTGTCTGGAAAAGTACGGTTTTCTGCACGTGGGCGGCTGGTCCTTCGATGCGGCAAAGAATCTCATCAACCGCATTGCCGCAAACGGCTGGCGTGTGCCGCGGTCGATCACAGCGGCGGAGTATGTGCCGGAAAAATAAAAAGACAGACCGCTTTGTGCAGTCTGCCTGTGGTTACTTGTCAAAGAGCTCGCTGTGGCTGCCGGTACGGGAAAGTGCCAGAACCAGTCTGTCCTTTTCGACACGGTAAATGAGCAGCCAGTCCGGTTGAATGTGGCACTCCCGGAATCCGTCGTAGTTGCCCTTTAAGGCGTGATCCCGATAAGATTCCGGCAGCTGCTGTTCGTCTGCCAGCAGAGCGATCACGGTTTCCAGCTTTGCGATGCTGTAGCCCTGCTTTTTGACTCGTTTATAATCCTTTTTGAAGGACTTGTGGTATTCAATCTTCAGCATCTAAGTCCTCCATGAGCTCCTTCACGGAAGAAAACGGTCCGACCATGTTCCTGCCCTGTTTCACATCGTCCAGAACAGAACGGGTTTCTTCGTTGGGGATTTCTGCATAGCAGCCCTGAATAAACAGCAGCAATCCCTGCAGCTGCTTTTCGTTCATGGCGTCGATCTCGTGGAGCAGCATTTCTTTGGTACTCATACGCATAACCTCCGTTTCAATTGGAAATGGCGTGTTTTTCTGATTTCAGTATAGCACAACCTTATGATTTTGTCAATAGAAAGGATGATTTTTTGGACACCTACAAAGACGACAACTTAGACGAACTGCTGGACTACATCGACCCGGCAGCCCTGACCTATCAGGAGTGGTGCGGGGTGGGCATGGCACTGAAAGATTCCGGCTATGACTGCTCCCTCTGGGACAGCTGGTCACAGCGTGACACAGCCCGGTATCACAGCGGCGAGTGCGAAAAGAAGTGGCGGTCTTTCGCCGGCTCAGAGCACCCGGTCACTGCCGGAACAATTGTACACATGGCACTGGAAAACGGCTATCGTCCCCAGAGTGCCCCGAAAGAATCCAGAGCACTCGGCTGGGATGATTACATCGGGGAGGACTACGCCATTACAGGCCCGTGCCAGACACAGGCACTTCCGGTAAAGCCGCTGTTTGCACAGTGGAATCCAGTGAAAGAGATCAGCACATATCTCAGCACTTTGTTTCAGGCAGAGGAGAACGTGGGCTATGTGGTACACAGTTGGAAAAATCAAGACGGAAAGTATCTTCCAGATGCCGGCTGCTGTGACCGGACTGCCGGGAAACTGCTGGAAGATCTGACGTATTGCGAAAATGATCTTGGTGCAGTTTTTGGCGACTACGATCCGAATATCGGAGCATGGATCCGATTCAATCCATTGGATGGAAAAGGCGGCAAAAATGAAAATGTCACGGATTTTCGTTATGCTCTGGTAGAATCTGACGGAATCTCGATTGAACAGCAAAACGGAATTATGCGTGATCTGCAATTGCCCATTGCCTGCCTTGTCTACAGCGGCGGAAAAAGCCTGCACGCAATTGTGCGAGTGGAAGCCGGCAACGCAAAAGAATATCGGGAACGAGTGGCATTTCTGTATCAGATCTGCGACAAGAACGGCTTGCAAGTTGACCGTGCTTGTAAAAATCCTTCACGGCTCTCCCGAATGCCCGGCGTTGTGCGTGGAGAAAAGAAACAGTATTTGGTTGCGGTAAATATCGGAATGGGCAGCTGGGACGAGTGGAAGGACTACATCGACAGCGTCACTGACGATCTGCCGGAGTTTGAGAATATGGCGGAGATATGGGAGAATATGCCGGAATTATCACCGCCTTTGATTGAAAATGTACTGCGGCAGGGACACAAAATGCTGTTGGCTGGACCGTCGAAAGCTGGAAAATCTTTTGCACTGATTGAACTGTGCATTGCGATGGCAGAGGGGCGAAAGTGGATGGGTTGGCAATGCACCAAGGGAAAAGTGCTGTATGTCAACTTAGAACTGGACAAGGCTTCCTGTGACCACAGAATCCATGATGTTTATACTACTTTGCAGATACCTCCGGTCAATATTCGGAATATTGAGGTGTGGCATTTGCGTGGCGTAACCGAACCTATGGACAAACTTGCACCGAAATTGATTCGTCGGGCGAAAAAGCAAAACTTCATCGCCGTCATCATCGACCCCATTTACAAGGTCATCACCGGAGACGAGAACAGTGCCGACCAGATGGCACATTTCTGCAACCAGTTCGACAAGGTGTGCACCCAGCTGGGCTGTGCGGTGATCTACTGCCACCACCACAGCAAGGGGGCACAGGGCGGCAAGCGGAGCATGGACCGTGCCTCCGGCAGCGGCGTGTTTGCCCGTGATCCGGACGCACTCATTGACATGACGGAACTAGAACTGACGGACGAGATCCTCAAACAGGAGACCAACACTGCCATCTGCGAAGCCTGCATTGAAAAGCTGCGGCAGCACGCTCCGGCAGTGCTGGCGGATGCCGCACCGGACGAGCTGCTCAGTCATGTGGAATCCCTGAAGCTATGCCGGGACAATCTGCCGCCGGCGGTGTACGATGGTTTTCTCGGCGAGATCGAGGCAGTCAAGCAGACGGTGCGGCAGCGAACCGCATGGCGGCTGGACGGCACGCTCCGGGAGTTCCCGAAGTTCGAGCCGAAGAACCTGTGGTTTCGGTATCCTGTCCACGTGGAGGACACTGTGGGCGTGCTGAAAGACTTGCAGACGGAAAGCGAGATGCAGCCGCATCAGCGTGGGAACAAGAAACGCGGAGAGAAAACCAGGGAGACCTATGCGGCACAGAAAGCCGACAAGAAAGCGGCTCTGCTCAATGCGTTTCACGCCTGCAATATGGGCGGGGCGGTGACGCTGAAAGACATGGCGGAGTATCTGGGCATCAGTGAAAAAACCGTCCGCCGCCGTGTCAAGGACTGCGGAGAACTGACCATTGTGGACAACAGCATTCAGCTGTCAAAAGTGGAAAATAATGGTGGGACAAAATGAGGGACAACAGTGTATATATAAAATATACACTTGTCCCTGTCCCTGTGTGACAGTCAATGACAACAAGTAACAAGAGTGCGAATGCACGGCACTCTTGTAACACTTGTCGTCTGACATTGACAAAAGCGAACCCGAAAAAACCAGAAATGGAGGTACGAACATGACAACATTTTTCCTGCCCATGCTGCCGCCGACCAGTACGCACCAGCAGGTGGGGCATACCATCGACAAGCAGGGACGGCACCGGTTCTACCAGCGTGGGAACGGCGAGGCAGAGGCAAAGCTGACCGCCCATCTCATGAAGCACATTCCGGAGCAGCCGTACAGCGGTGCGATTCGTGTGGTGGTGAAGTGGTGCTATCCCAGAAAGGCAAAGCACCAAAGCGGCGAACCCTATACCAACAAGCCGGACGTGGACAACCTGTGCAAGGCACTGTTCGACATCATGACCCGGCTGCACTACTGGAACGATGACAAGCAGATCTACAGTGCAGTGGTGGAGAAGTTCTGGGCAGATGTGCCGGGGGTGTTTGTGGAGATCGAGGAGGCAGAGGAACATGAAACCAACTAGCATAGCCTACGCCGCAATCGGGCTGATCTGTTTTGTGGCAGGATTCCTGATTTGCGGGGTGGTGTGCAGATGAACACCAGAAAAGGAGTAAGACATGATAATCTCAAACCACATCAAGATGCGGTGCACGCTTTGCGGCAAGGAACGCAAAATCAAGCGCCGGCTGTTTTGCTATCATGCCGCCGATCAAATTTTCTATATCTTGCAGCTGTGTCATGTATGGCGTAAGCACCGGACTTATATCGACAGCAAGGTAAAGTTTATAAGTCGATTGGCTATGGAGATGTTGCTGTATGTGGTGCTGCAAATCTGGGACATTGTAACCGGCGTTTTATGGCTGGCTTTAACGCCGATTGATAAACTCTATGAGATTTTGAGGTTACGGTGAGGGAGTGGAGAAATGAATGCAAAGAAAGACCGCTACGCTGTCCGCATTTCGGAATCCTCTTACATCGAGATGTAGGAACAGGCACTGCGTGACGGAGCAAAGCAGGGCATAGCAGTGGCACTTGTGGCATTGGAAAAGACATTGGGCTGGCGAAAGATTCGTCTGGAACGTGTGTACGGTGTCGTGGACGAGCTGCTGCATCTGCCGCAGATATTCGGGCATGACGTGACCGCAGATGACGCAATCGCATACCTGCGGGAAACATACGGCATTGACGTAGACCAGCTGGACGTGTGTGCAGATGCAGGCGGAAAGGAGTAGACAATGATTGACGCAGAAACAAGGCAGCAGTTTGAGGACGAGGTGTATCTCATCTGCGGCGAGGACAAGAAAACGGCATCACGGATCATGACGGCATTTGACACGCTGCGTGGCAAGCCCGGCGTGCTGGTTACCGAGGAACAGCTGAAGCAGATCAGGAAGAGATTTTGGAATTCCAGCGATGATGTTCTCGGCAATGACATGATCGAAATCGACGAAGCGTATGGCATTGTGCGTGAGTGCATCGGGTGTGAGGAGGAGTAAGCCATGACCAAGATCAACACCACGCAGATACTGCCAATCGCTATGATCCTGCTGGACATTGGTGCAGCGGCAGTTTGCCTGTGGCACAGGGACTACAAACGGGCGGTGTACTGGATAGCAGCGGCAGTCCTGAATGCGACTGTGACATTTTAACGCACGCCGAGCGTAAGCCTAACGCACGCGAGCGTTAACCGAGCATAAACCGAGCATGAAATCCAAAAGGAGTGGATCTACATGGAAAACAAGCAAATCAAGAAAGCCACGCTCTGCTGGCGGTGCAGGCACGCCGTTCCCAGTGCGTCAACCGGATGCAGCTGGTCACGCCGCTTTGTGCCGGTCGAGGGCTGGACTGCGGCAAAGCACCAGCAGAAACAGAGCGGCAGCGTTTACGAAACCTACTGTGTGACCAGCTGCCCGCTGTTCCAGAAGGGCGGCAGAAACAGTGCCGACAGCTGCAAGGACGATGCCGGCTGCATCCGCATCGCAGAACATATCCTGCGAGGGCAGATGAACCGGTACCGCACTGCGCTGGAACGCTACGCCAGAACACAGAGTTCCGACGATCTGGCACAGGTCCGGTCAATCGAGTGTGACCTGCTCACGCCGTACTATGCGGCACTGACGCTGCACAGCATTGACCTGCGGCAGGTGTGCAATGGACTGCGGCAGAAGGCAGGGCTGCCGGAACTGGAGGAGATGCAATGACCATCGAAGAGAAGATCGCACGTTACCGGAGCATTCCGAAGCGTGTCGCCGAACTGCAAATGGATCTGGCGATCTGCACGTCTGTGCAGGCAGTGCGGTATGACAGCATCGGCGAGGCGAAGGGAACCAGCGGGAATGCCACGGAACAGAAGCTGCTGAATGCAGTGGAGATTGCAGCAGAGATCAGGCAGCTGGAACAGGAGCGGGATGCCCTGAAGCTGGACATCTTTCGGGAAATCAATCAGGCGATTCCCGGAAACAGTGCCAGAGAAGTGGAAATGCGAATCATCCTGAAAGCGAACATTCTGGACGGAAAGAGCCTGTCTGCCATTGCCAGAGAGCTTGTGCACCGTGCATACAGCGCTGTGCGGAAGCTGAATCAGGATGCGTTCGAGATTTTAAAAAAATAGCGCATAATAGCGCATGATGGCGCTTGAAAAATTGTGTTGCCTGTGTTATGCTATACTTAGTAAATTACGACCACAAGAACCGCTGCGGGGAGACCTGCGGCGGTTTTTGCATGTCACAGGGAAAGCGAGGTGACGCAGATGCGGGAGAAGTGGCGGCGATTCGCAGACGAATATCTCATCGACTGCAACGGGACGAGAGCGTACAAGGTAGCGTACCCCACCGTAAAGAGCGACGCTGCCGCTGCGACCAATGCGGGACGGCTGCTGAAAAACGCTGAGGTTCAGGCATACATCGACCAGAAAATGGAAGCTATCCGCTCCCGGCGCACAGCGGACGCCACGGAGGTGCTGGAGTATCTGACGGCGGTACTGCGGGGCGAGTCCCGTTCCACGGTCTGTGTAACGGTGGGTACCGGCGAGGGATGCAGTGAGGCGCAGCTGCTGGAAAAGCCGCCGGATGAGCGGGAACGGCTGAAAGCGGCGGAGTTGCTGGGCAGGAGGTACAGCCTGTACACCGACAAGGTGGACGTCTCCGGCAGCGTGCCGGTCATCATTGCGGGGGAGGATGCACTTGCCGAATAAGATCTGGCTGCCCGATCTGGTGGGAAAGGGCTACCGGGAGTTCTGGAACTTCCGTGGCAGATACAACGTCTGCAAGGGCGGACGTGGCTCGAAGAAATCCAAGACCACGGCGCTACGGTGGATCTATCTGATGATGAAATATCCGCTGGCGAATCTGCTGGTCATCCGCAAGACGGGCAAGACCCTGCGGGACAGCTGCTTCACGGATTTGAAGTGGGCGATCTGCCGGTTTCAGGTGGAGGCGCTCTGGGAGTGGAAGGAATCGCCGCTGGAGATGACGTATCTCCCCACCGGTCAGAAGATCCTGTTCCGGGGGCTGGACGACCCGCTGAAGATCACGTCCATCACCGTTGCCCACGGCGTGCTCTGCTGGGCGTGGCTGGAAGAGGCATACGAGGTGCTGAACGAAAAGGACTTCGACACGCTGGACGAGTCCATCCGCGGCAGACTGCCGGAGGGGCTGTTTAAACAGTGGGTCATCACGTTCAACCCGTGGAACGCCCAGCACTGGCTGAAGCGCCGGTTCTTTGACGTGCAGTCGCCGGACATTCTGGCAACGACCACCAACTACCTGTGCAACGAATGGCTGGACGAGCACGACCTGCAGCTGTTCGAGGAGATGAAGCGCATCCGTCCGGAGCGCTACCGTGTGGCGGGGCTGGGGGACTGGGGCGCAGTGGAGGGCGTCATTTTCAACAACTGGACGGTGGCGGACTTACAGCCGCTGATCCCCGGTTTTGCCAACGTCTACAACGGACTGGACTTCGGCGTGTCCGACCCCAATGCACTGATCCGCTTCGACTTCGAACCGGGGCAGAAAAAAATCTACGTGTTCGACGAGTATTTTCAGGGTGGCATCTCGCTGGAACAGCTGGCGGCAGAGGTGAAGCGGCGTGTGGGCAGCGCCTACGTGACCTGCGACAGCGCCGGTTCCCAGCAGATCCTGGAACTCTGCCGCATGGGTGTGCGTGCCATTCCGGCGAGAAAGGGTGCTGGAAGCATCCAGTACGGCATCCAGTGGCTTCAGGGCTACGACATTCTGGTGGACAAACGCTGTACCAATTTCATTCGGGAAATCAGCAACTACCAGTGGCAAAAGGACGCCTACGGCAACACCACGGACATCCCCAGCGGGACAGATGACCACCTGCTGGATGCGCTGCGCTACGCCTCAGAGCCGGTGCAGCACGGCGGTGTGACAGCAGGGATTCGCATTTGACGCATTTGATTTGAGAGGAGGGAACACAGATGGCACGAAAACGCAGAGAATGCTATCCGGACTATACCGCAGAGGTGGCGCACCTGAACGCCGGCAACCAGATCACGCCGCAGCTGCTGGGGCGGATCATCCGCAAGCATCGGGGCAACGCCTGCTTTAACCAGAAGCTATGCGAGCGGTATCAGGTGATCGAGGAGGGCGTGCCCATCTTCCGGCGGCGCCCACGGTTTTCCAGCGGTTCGCAGATCAACAACCGCCTGAACCACGACTATTTCTCTGAAATCGTGGACTTCAAGACGGGTTACTTCGCCGGAAGCCCCATCTCCTACAGCTACAGCAACACCGAGGAGTCCCATCAGGTCACCGGCGGCGAGCGGCAGGTGAATGAGGCGGGCAAGGTGCTGACGGACTTTGTGGCACGTGCCTGTATGTATGATGTGGACATGCAGGCGGTGAAGTATGCGGCGATCTGCGGATACGGTGCACGGCTGTTCTACCTCGACAAGAGCGGCAGAGAAAACGTCATGCCCGTGTTCCCGTATCAGGCGATCCTGCTCAGCAGCACTGGTGCACTGCACCAGCCGGAATACGGCGTGCGGTACTACCGGATGCGGGATCTGAATAACCGCCCGGTGTGCAAGGCGGAGTTCTATGACCGCCGCATGCGGTACCGCTTTTCCGGCAGCTCTTTCAACACGCTGGAGCTGGAGGAAGCGCCGATGCCCCACGGGTTCGGCGGATGTCCCCTGCAGGGCATCCCCAACAACGAGGAGCTGACGGGAGATGCGGAAAAGGTCATCTCCCTCATTGACGCCTACGATCGGTGCATGTCAGATTCCAGCAACGAGATCGAGAACTTCGCACAGGCGTACATGGTGTTCGAGAACATCTCCATCTCGCCGGAGGTCCTCGCTGAATGTCAGCAGTCAGGGGCGTTCAGCTTTGCCAGCGGCACCGGCGGCAAGGTCTACTACCTTACCAAGGACATCAACGACACCTTCCTGCAAAACTACTGCGACCGGCTGGAAAAGAACATCTTCCACCGCAGCAAGACCCCGAACCTGTCGGACGAGTCCTTCGGGACGGCATCTGGCATCAGCCTGAAGTTCAAGCTGACGGAGCTGGAGACCAAGTGCGGCATGCTGCAGGCGAAGATGCAGGCGGCGGGGATGTACATGTTCCAGCTGCTGTCGTTCAGCTGGCAGGAACGCCTGAAAACCACCGTTGTGCCGGAGCAGTGCATCATGGAGTTCAGCCGGAACTTCCCGCTGGATGCTCTCAGCGAGGCGCAGGCAGCCCAGACCATGATCGCCTCCGGCCTGCCCAAGCGCATTGCCTACGCCAACGCCTACAGCTTTATCGACGATGTGGATTACGTCATGGAGCTTGCCGCCAAGGAGGAGGACGACGGGCTGCTGTCTCTGTACGCTTCCGGGAACGGGAAGCAGGAGGCATAGCCCATGGCGACACTGTGGGACTACCAGCGGCAGCTGCGGCGTGTGGCGGCGAGCCGGAACCGGAGCGCTGTGCAGGAGCTACGGCAGGTGTACGCCGACGTTTTACAGCAGCTGCAGGGCATTCTCGGCAAGTACTACACGGCATACGGCAGCGGCACAGAGAGCACCCTTTCTCAGGCGGATCTGCGCCTTGCGGGACAGTACCAGAGCTTCCTGTACGACGTGCAGAAGCAGCTGGACGGGCTTTCCGCACCGGTGCAGTCCCGCATCCGCCAGACCATCGCCGACACCTACACCCTGTGCTATGACGGCATGGCGGCGGCAGTGCGGCAGGCGGCACAGGGCAACCGCACGCTGCAGGAGACGTTGCGGGGGCTGTCCGATACCACGCCGGAGACGGTGCGGCATCTGGTGGAACACCCCATGCAGGAGCTGACGCTGAGCGACGTGTTCCAGCGCCAGCGCAGCCGTGTGATCCGGGAGATCAAAAAGACGCTGACCACAGGGCTTGCCGTGGGGGACAGCTACACCAGGATGTCCCAGGCCATCGCCGACGTGCTGGGCGGCGACCTCGCCAAGGCGCAGCGCATTGTCCGCACCGAGGCGCACCGTGCCATCAGCCGTGGCTTTCAGGACGTGTCCGACCAGACGGCGTACCTGCTCCGGGAAAGCCCGTACATGGAGGTCAAGGAGTGGTGCAGCGCCGAGGACGGAGACGTGCGCAGCGCACACCGGAAGCTGGACGGGGTGGTACTCCCCGTGGCGGAGGAATTTGAGGTGGACGGCAAGCGTGCGGCGTGCCCCTGCGGGTTCGGTGTGGCGGAACTAGACATCAACTGCCGGTGCTTCCTGAAGTACTCGCTGGTGCTGCGGTCGGAGTTCGAGGACAGGCAGCCCAAGGCAAAACAGGAACAGCCTGCGGCGAAGAACACACCGCATGTGCAGGCGGGACAGATGACGCTTTCCACAGCATCCGGGCAGCAGACACCAGCGCACGCCGTAGCGGTGCAGCCACCCGCTCCGCTGGAGGATAGTGGAACGGGAAAGACGTATTTGCCGGAGAAAATCAAGTACTTAAAAGGAAATTACAGTATCGCATTTGATAAGGTTAGTGGAACAAAAGAGATCACGCCACAGCTTGCGAGAGAATTTTCCGATGAGTATGATCGTTTTACGCAAAAGTTCGGGGAAATGTCCAGCGTAAGCAGTGTTTCGGTAGAACCGTATGGGAATAACGGATTCTGGGGAAACTATAATGACAACAGCGGCGTACTCTCAATTTTCGGGGCAGGTGGCAAGGAAGGAAAAAATACAATTTCAAAAGTTGCTGCTGAAATGAAAAAAACGGGAAAATGGTCAAGTTCCTCCCCGTATCACGCTTTTCGCCATGAGCTTGGTCACGCATTGCAAAAGCATTTGAAAGATACTGTTCCGGATTATGATGAAAGACTAAAAAAAGTCCGTGACATTCGAGATGCTTTTTTTGAAAGCTTGACAGGGTTAGACGAAGATGTTATAATGAAATTGAAAAAGGAAGCACTGTCCATTTACGGACTCATAGATGATGAATCGCTAGACGAATTTATTTCAGAATGCGTGGCAGAATATTGCAGCAAAAAGCCGAGAAAAATGTCCCGTGATGTTGTGGCGGCTTTGCTGCACAAAGGAGGAAATGAAAATGCTGATTGATTATCCAATGGAATGGCGTAAATATATGATAAAAGGAAAAACACGAACCTTTTCCAAAAACACACCACAAGAAATCGTAAGCAAAGCGAAAGAAATCAATAAAGTGGCGATTCGTACCGGTGGAAAACCGTGTTTCTTCTTTGAGGAGAATCGATAGTGTTTCCAAAATCTTATACAGAAAAAGCATCTCACCCGAGGTGCTTTTTTCTATGCCCGAAAGGAGAAAAACATGGCAACATACAGAGCAGTGGAGCTGAAAGACACAGTATCACTGATGTGCAGTGATGACTATAAGGAACGGTTTAAGGCAGAGTATGCACAGGTGGCTGTCCGGTACGAGAAGTTGAAAGCAATGCTGGACAAATGGAACACTGGAAAGCTGAATTTCACGCCGACCTGTCCGAGAGGTGTCTATAATTTCCAGATCAGAGCGATGGCAGATTATATCGCCAGTCTGGAAGCACGTGCAGCGATCGAAGACATCGAACTGTAATCACTGCCCCGACCATGGGCATAAACTGGCGGAGGGATGGAAAATAAGAGCAAGACAGCCTGCGGGTACGGCGCTCTTATCTCACAAATTCAGCGTCTGAGCAATCAGGCGCTTTTTTGATACCCAAATGACGAGAGGAGGACACACCATGGACGAGGAAACTCAGACCCAGACCACGCCGCAGAATGCCGAGCCGACTGCACCGGACACTGCGGCACAGGACGGCGCTGCGCCTGCTCCGGCGGCTGCCGATACACCGGATACTGCCGCAAAGCTGGAACAGCTCACGGCGCAGAACGCCACCCTACAGGCGGAGCTGGATCGGATGCGGCGGGAACACCTGTCTCAGGAGGAACAGGCACGTCTTGCGCTGGATGAGCGAGAAACAGCGCTCTCCCAGCGGGAGGCAACGCTGCGGGATCGGGAGAACCAGCTCCACGCCATTTCGGCAATGGAGAACGCTGGTCTGTGCACGGGCGGCATCACCACGCAGGAGATGCTGCCCTTTGTCATGGGCGCAACTGCCGCCGACATCGACCGCAAGGTTCAGGCATTGCAGAGCCTGCTGGAGAAGCACGCCAGGACGCAGACCGACCACCTGTACCAGCGCCTCGGCGGACAGCCCCAGCAGCCCAGAGGGGATGCGCAGGAAGGCAGTGCTGCCGTGACGTTCGGGAAGATGCGTTCCCAGCAGCACGCAAGAGCAAAGGAAATCCGTGACACCTACACAGGAGGAAAACGCAAATGAAGATGACAACAGAAGCCGCAATTTCCGGCAAGATGATTCTCGCCAACGACCACTATGTCGCCGTGCCGTATGACTGCACCGGTCTGGCATCGCTGGCGGAAAACGGCGTGATTCCGGCGGGCACGATCGTTCCGGCGAATGATGCCACAGCGGAGGGCGTGCTGCTGGAGGATGTGCGTGTGCAGCAGAACCCCAACGGGGCGATGGTGATGCACGGCTTTCTCCGCCAGTCCAAGCTGCCCGTCGCACCCACTGCCGCCGCTGTGACGGCGCTGCGTGGCAAGGGCATCACCATTCTGGACGTTGCCGGCAAGGCACAGCCCCAGAAGTGCACCGTGACCTATGACGCAAACGGCGGCACCGGCACTGTGACCGACAGCAAGTCGCCCTATGCCTACGGCGCAACTGTCACCGTGGCGGCAGGCTCCGGTCTGACCGCACCACAGGGCAGCGAAAAGACGTTTCAGGGCTGGGCACTGTCGGCGGACGCAGCAGCCAAGGACGACGCCTACGACCCGTCCGACACATTCGTTATCACCGCAAACACCAGACTGTACGCTGTCTGGGGCAAGTAAAGGAGGAACACCCACATGATTTTATCGGATGTATTTACGGCGGAATCTGTCGCAGCCAACTGGACGGAGGCGGCATCCAACGCCACCCTGTACTACGGCGCAGGCCTGTTTCCGGCAAAGAAAAAGGCGGGACTGGACTTGAAATGGATCTGTGGTAACAAGGGACTGCCGGTATCGCTGGCGCCCTCTGCCTTTGACACCAAGTCCTCCCTCCGTGACCGCATCGGCATCAAGCTGAACAAGGCGGAGATGGCATTCTTCCGGGAGTCCATGCTGGTGAAAGAGGCGGACGAACAGGAGATCCTGCGGGTGCAGGATGCCGGCGACCCCTACGCTGTGGACGTGCTGGAACGGGTGTTCGACGATGCGCAGACCCTCATTGACGGCGCAAACGTCGTGCCGGAGCGCATGATCATGCAGCTGCTGGCACCGCTGGGCGGAAAGATGGGCATCGAGATTCAGGCGGACGGTGTGGACTACACCTATAATTACGACCCCGACGGCAGCTGGAAAAAGCAGCACTATCTGGAGCTGAAAGGCGCTGCCAAGTGGTCGGCTTCCGACACCTGCGACCCCATGCAGGTGCTGGAGGATGCCATGGACGCACAGGAGACACTCTCCGGCAATCGCCCCGCCGTGGTGCTGATGAGCAAGGCGACGTTCCGGATGATGAAGCAGTCCAAGAAGCTGCGGGATAACATCCTGTCCCAGAATCTCACGGCGAATGTCAACTACTCCACCGCCCGTGTCAAGGCGTATGTGGAGGAGGAGCTGCAGGTGACGCTGGTGATCTACAGCAAGCAGTACCGCAAGGAGGACGGCACTGCCGCCAAGTTCTATCCGGACAACATTCTCATGCTGCTGCCAGACGGGGAACTGGGTTCCACCTACTACGGTACCACACCGGAGGAGCGCACCCTGATGCAGGACGTCGGCGCTGATGTCACGCTGGTGAACACCGGTGTTGCTGTTGCTGTGACACGTACCAACGACCCGGTGCACACCAAGACCACCGTCTCCGAGATCGTGCTGCCGTCCTTTGAGCGCATGGAAGAGTGCTACGCCATCGAGGTGGCATAATGTACACGCCGGAGGAACTGGCACAGGCGGGGATTGCGCCGGATGCCACAGCGGCGGACTGCCTGTGGGTGGAATCGGGGCTGGACTGGCTGCGGCAGCGGACGACACTGCCTCTGCCGGAGGGCGTGTCCCTTGCCGGACTGCCTGCCGGTGCCAAGCTGTTTTTGCGGCAGTATGCGGAACAGCTCCAGCGCAGCGGCATCACCTCGGAGAGCATCGAGGGCCTGTCCCAGAGCTTTTCCAGCGAGAGTCTGGACGTGCTCCTGTCGCAGCTGGCGCAGAGTCTGCTGCCGGCGTGGTATCAGGGCGTGCAGTTCCTGCCGAAACAGCAGCTGTGGGACTACGGCTGCCATAGGAGGTGAAGCACATGTATCGCAGAAGAAAGTATGTGAAATCAGTTCGTCCGGCGGCGGAGCTGCTGCCGTTGGGAAAGGAGCGTGAAGCCCGTGGGAATCCGTTACAGCACACAGCGGAATCTGCTGCCGGGGATGGTGCAGCAGGCAAAAGCACTGCACGGAAAAGCAGTGGAAGTGGGCGTGCTTGACGGGGAACACGCATGGCTCGCCGGCATTCACGAATACGGCTGTACCATCACGGCAAAGAACGGAAAGTATCTGACCATTCCCTGCAATCCGCAGGCAGCAAAGGCATCGGCACGGAGCTTCCCGAACCTGTTCGTCCTGACGCTGGACGACGGTTCCAGGTGGCTGGTGCGGAATCAGGGCAAAGACCGTCTGGAATTTATGTACCAGCTGGTACAGTCGGTACAGATTCCGGAGCGGTCTTTTTTGCGTGCCGGATTCGATGCCTGCCACGAGGCGGTGATGCAGCAGGTGGAGCGGGCGCTGAAAAACGTCCTCACTGCCGGCAATGCAGAGGACGTGCTGCGCATGTGCGGCAAGCAGCTCGCCTCCCAGATCAAGGCGTATGCCCGTGACCTGAAAGACCCGCCCAAGGAGAAGATCACCATTGCAGCCAGCGGCGGCGGAAAGACCAATCCGCTGTTCCAGACGGGCGAAATGATCAACGGCATCACCTACCGCATCCGGAGTGTCGCAGAATGAGGGGGCAGCTGTTTCACTGGGCACGGCTGGTGCGGAAGTATTCCCGTCCGGTACAGCTGCTGGTGCAGCAGGAGGGCTGCTATCAAGGCGGCTTGTATCAGGCGGGCAGGACGGAATCCGTGCTGGTGCAGGGTGCGATCCTGTCCCAGAAGCGCACCGCCCGGAACGACGCCGGCGGCAACTATGCGCAGGAGGAAAAGCGGCTGTATCTGCTGTCGCCCATTCCCCATGCGCTGGAACGGGTACAGGTGGTGTTCGACGGGCAGCGGTACACCGTGACCGCCGACCGGGATCACGGCAACGAGGACTTCACCGGTGTGTTTGTCTACCTGCTCACCGGACTGTCAAAGGAGGTGACGGAACATGTGGTGTGATCCGGAGGCAGAACCCTATCTTGTGACGCAGCTGGAACAGGCGCTGGGCTGTCCGGTGGTACTTGCCAACCAGACTGCGCCGGCACCGCCCTATCCCTATGTGTCCTACACCATTACAACGCCGGTGCACCACGTGGGCGGTACCTACGCCCTGCGGGACGGCGTGTACGTGCAGCAGATGCTGCAAACGTGGAGCGTCACGGCGCACCACGGGGACTGCCGGCAATGTCAGCAGCTGGGCATGCGACTGTACGACTTTTTCGCCCGTGGGGGACGGCAGGCGCTGTTTGCCCGCAACATCGCCGTTCAGAATCTGTCCGACCTGACGCAGCGGGACAACTATCTCACCATCCAGTACGAGTACCGCTGCGGACTGGACGTGACGCTGCGTGTGCTGCACCAGCTGGAAACCGACGAAACGCAGATCGCACGGGCGGAGATCTGCGGAACATCCATTGAGAGGAGAACACAAAAAAATGGCATTATCTGATGTGACTGTAAAGGTCAATTTGGTGACAAGCGTGGGCGTGGAACCGGTCTGGTTCCCGCTGCTGTTCGTGGATAAGTCCAACGACCCCACTCTTGCCACAAAGATCCCGTACACCGAGTGCACCAGTCTGGGGCAGCTGGAGACCCTTATCGCCGCGGACGCCAAGGCGGAGAAAAAGGCAAAGCAGGAGAAGGCACGTGGCACAGCGCTGTATCAGGCGGCGCACACCATGTTCCTGCAAAGCGGACACCCCAACCGGTTCGCTGTAGTCAACGCCGGCAAGGAGGACGGCGGCAGTCTGGAGAAGATTCAGGCGCTACTGGCACCCTATCTGGACAAGAACTGGCGGCAGCTGGTGGCGGTCAACACCACAGAGCTGAAAACCACCTATCAGCTCATGGACTGGGTGGAGAATCTGGAACAGCGGAAGCTGTTTTTCCTGCGCATGGACCCCGCCAACGCCACCTATACCGACACAGCCGACGGCGACAAGAAATACGCCCTGTCTGACTACACCCGTACCGTTGCGGTTTACGGCGCAGATACCAGCGCTGTGTACTCGGTAGTGGGTGCGACCTCCGGGAAAGTGCCCGGCTCGCTGAACTACCGCAATGTCATCGTGCAGGGTGCCAAGGCGGCTGCGCTGTCTGCGGAGGAACTAGAGGCGCTGCACACCAGCGGCATCATGGCACTGGTAGAGCGTGCAGGAGATGTGGTCACCTCCACCGGCAAGTCCGCTTCCGGTGACCGGTATCTGGACACCATCGACATCGAGGACTACGTGGTGGAACAGCTGATCTACAGCATCCAGCGTGCCATGAACGTCAACGACATTGTCCCGTACAACAACGACGGCATCGCCATTTTGGAGAACGCTGCCGCCGGCGTGATGCTGGACTGCTGCGACAAGGGCATGATCGTCAAGACCGACACCAACTCCTATGACTATCAGGTCAGCTTCCCGGGCATGACCTTTGTGCCGCAGGAGGACATCGCCAACCGAGAATACAAGCTGGGCACCGTTGCCTTTACGGTACAGGGTGCCATTGACCGTGTCGCCGTCACCGTAGACATGACTATCTGAGGAGGAATCTGCTATGAATCAAACCGGAGCACCTGTCGTTTTCGATCCGTCGCAGACGACCATCACCATTGACAACACCTACATCACCGGACTGGGCGAGTCGCCCATCTCTTTCGACTATAGTCAGGACGCCGTCAGCGCCACCGCAGGACTGGACGGGGCGGTGGTGTTCGGCATCAACAACGCCAAGCTTGGCACCTGTACGCTGCCGCTGAAGCTGTCCTCGCCCCAGTACTCCCGCATGGTGGAGCTGGCGAAAAACCACACCACGTTCCAGATCTGGTGTACGGACAAGTCCAGCGGCAGACGTGCCGGCGGAAACTACGCCATGTTCACCCGTGTGCCCACCTATACGGCGGACACCAGTGACGTGACATTCAACATGCTCATCGCCGATCTGGACATCGGTACTTGCTAAGGAAGGAGAGCTCATCATGCAGAAAAACGTGGACAAGACCTATACCGCCACCTGCCAGATCAACGGCACTACCTACCGTGCCCAGTTCAACGGCGTGCGGGAGGCGATTCGCATTTCCAATCAGTATCGGGGTGATGAACTGAAGCTGGACGAGTACCTGCTCTCCAACGTCATCGTAGAGCCGCCCGGTCTGAAGCTGGATGACTTCGAGGACATCGACGAAGCCCGCCGTGTGCTGAACTTTGCCGCAGGTGTCATGAGCGGCCGATTTCGAAACCGCACAGACACCGGAGCAGCGGAGACAGACAGTGCGGGAGAACTGGGCGCTGTGGCGTCTGGTGCTGAGTGACGCCGGATTTGACTATGGGACCGTGTTCTATCACATGACACGGGAGGAAATTCAGGAGGCAAACGTGGCACTGGATCTACAGGCGGAGGCAATGCGAGAGCAGACGGCACGCCGGCTGGCAGAGCAGCGGATGAACCACCAGATGGGCAGGAGGTGAGGGCACACATGGGAAAGAAAAGCGTGGTGCGGGAGGATGTCGCCCGCATTGTCTTTGAAACGCAGGGCATCGAGGACGTGCAGCGCATGGAGCGCAGCATGGACGACCTGGACCGTGTGCTGGCCGGAGTATCTCCGGCGACCGATCGGATGGGAACAGCGCTGCGTGGTGTCGGCGACGATGCCGGACTCGCCAGGCAGGACCTCGGCAGTCTGGGCAATGCCGCAAACGACCTCGGCGATGCGCTGCGGGATACTGTTCCCAGTACGGAGGGATTGCCGGAGGCACTGGACAAGGCGGACGATTCCGCCGACGGTCTGGTACAAACCGCCGACATCCTGAAAAGCGCACTCTCCAGTGCAGCGGCGGCGTTTTCCATCGGAAAGCTGGTGGAGAACGTGTCGGAGGCACAGTCTGCCCTGAACAAGCTGCAAGCGCAGGCGGGTCTGACGCAGCAGGAGATGACAGCGTTTGGCGATGACGTTATGGCGCTGTACAACGACGGCATGGGCGAGAGCCTGTCCGATGTCGCCGACACCGCTGCACTGGTCAAGCAGCAATTCCGGGAGATGGATGCAAGCGGCATCCAGCAGATCACGCAGGCGGCAATGGCAATGTCCGACACCTTCGGGATGGATGTCAATGAAACGCTGCGTGGCGTGAATGCCCTGATGACCAACATGGGGATGACAGCACAGGAGGCGTTTGACTACATCGCCGCCGGTGCACAGAACGGACTGGACAAGAGCGGCGAGCTGGCGGACAATCTGGCAGAGTACAGCCAGATCTGGGCGCAGGCGGGCTTCTCCGCACAGGAGATGTTCACCATCCTGCAAAACGGTCTGGACAGCGGCGCATACAATCTGGACAAGGTCAACGACTTTGTGAAAGAGTTCAGCATCTCCCTGTCGGACGGCAGAATCGAGGAGAATCTGGACAGTTTTTCGGGGCGGACGCAGAACCTCTTCGCTGCATGGCAGGAGGGCACAGCGTCGCAGAAAGATGTCTTTCAGTCCGTCATCACTGACCTCAGCACCATGACCAGCGAACAGGAGGCGCTGACACTTGCCTCCAACACATGGTCTGCGCTGGGCGAGGACAACGCCATGCAGGTCATCACGTCCCTGAATCAGGTCAGCAGCACCTATGAGGACGTAGAGGGCACCATGGATGCCATCAACGACATCCGGTACGACGACATCGGCTCCTCGCTGGAGAAGCTGAAACGCAGCGCCAGCAGCCTCCTGACCGAAACGCTCTCGCCGGGGCTGAGCAGCGTGAGTCAGTGGCTCTCCACCGGACTGGAACAGCTTACCGCATATGCCCAGGAGCATCAGGCGCTGGCTTCCGGCATGGGAATGGCGACGACGGCTTCCGCACTGCTGACAACTGGGCTGGTAGCAGTTTCCGGCGGTATCCTCACTGTGAAAAAGGCGCTGGATGCGCTGAACATGTCTGCCGGCGGGGTGCTGAAAATCGCTGGACTGGTGGTTGGCGTCGGCTCGGCGCTCGCCGGTGTGCTTGCGGGACTCCACTTCGCCAAAAAGGCAAAGGAACGGTATGGGGAGGACTCCGACGCCGTCAAGCAGCTGGAATCGAGCCTGAAAACCCTGCACGCCCAGTATGAAAAAGGCGGCGGCTATCTGGCAGAATTGCGGCAGCGTGTCGATGCGGCGTCGGAGGCATATCAGGCGCTGAGCCAGACTCAGCAGGAGAATCTGGACGCACTCGACCGGACGGAATCCTCCGGTCTGCAGGCGGTGTCTATGCTGGAGACGCTCTCTCAAAAGGCGACCGTCACCTCTGCCGATCTGGATGCCATGGGCAAATACGCAGCCTACCTGAACGACACGTTCCACTGTAACATCGAGGTGGACTACAGCACTGGCGAGCTGACCGGCTTCGACCCTGCGGCGATCTCCAAACAGATTCAACAGACCATGAACGCCAACCGTTCCAGCGAGGCGATGGACTACATCACCGGAACGGACTTCACGGACAAGTATCTGGAACACGCCAAGAACTACTACGAGGCACGGCAGGAGCTGCAAAGCCTACAGACCGAGTTCGACCATATGTCGGAAACGGTATACTATGATTTCAATGCCGACCTTCACAGCGCCGACAACGACCGCTATTATGAACTGATCGAGCAGCGCAAGGAGGCGCTGGACACCGTTGCCGAGGCCGAGCGGGAGCTTGCGGCGGCAAACGCCGACCTGTCGCAGCAGGGCAAGATCGCCGGACTGGATGCCGACACCATCGAGGATCTGCGGCAGTCGCTGATGGACACCGCCAGAAGCGGCGGCGAGTTCATAGCGGCAGCGGAAGAGACCACGGAGGTACTCAGCGCACAGGAAGAGGGCGCTGCCCGTGCACAGGACACCATTTCGTCCTACAATGACCAGCTGTATGATCTGTGTCAGGCATACGACGAGGCACGGGACTCCGCCTACGAGAGCATCCAGAGCCAGTACCAGCTGTGGGATTCTGTCGGGGAGATTGAGGCGACTTCTGCCAGCCAGATCGTCAGTAATCTGGAGAGCCAGAACGCCTACTGGACACAATACAACGACAATCTGGAACTGCTGCAGGAGCGTGCCGCCGGAATCGAGGGACTCAGCGATATGCTGGCGACCATGGCGGACGGCAGCGAGGAGAACTCTGCGGCATTGCAGGCGCTCGCCGGCGCTTCGGATGCGGAACTGAACACCGTGGCGCAGAACTGGATGGCGCTGAAAGACAAGCAGCAGGAAACCGCTGACAACATGGGCGATGTCGCCACACAGTTCAGCGCCAAGTGCAGCGAGATGCAGGGCGACATGCAGAACATGGTGGGGGACATGCATCTGGAAACCGAGGCAGCATCGGCAGCAAGCAGTACCATCAATGCCTTTTTCAGCACCATGCTCTCCGGCATTGCCGCACGGCGTGGGGAGGTGGAGAGCGCCCTCTCCAGCCTGATGAGCAGCGCCAGCAACGTGAACGTCGCCATCACAGAGCCGGTAGAAAAGAACGCCGCCGGTACGACCAACGCCGCCGATGTCTTTATCGCCGGCGAACAGGGCGCAGAACTGGTGCTGGGCATGGGCGGCAGCACAGTGTTTCCGGCGGGGGAGACGGAGAAGATCATCCGTGCCGTGCAGGACTACGGCGGCACGCCGGAATCCACTTCCCAGCGCAGCAGCGTTTCCACCGTCATGACGTTTGCACCGCAGTTCTATCTCACACAGTACGGCGGCGGGATCGACGTTGTCAACCAGCGTCAGGTCAAGCGCTGGATGCAGGAGGCGCTGGAGGATGCGTTCTCCGGTGTCCTCCGCACCAATCCGCCGGTCTACACCATATGAGGGATTGCCATGGCATACATCAATCAATATTATCTCTTCGTGGATGACGACGGGGAGAGCGTCAATCGGGACGTGTCCATCTCCGACCATTCGGTGGAAGACGGCATGGTCATCACAGACAATGTGAAGCGTGACCCGCTGGAACTGCGTATTACCGGAAAGCTGGTGGGCGCAGAGGCGGAGAGCATCCGTGCTGCACTTGTGGCTTGGATGGAACACGGCAGCTATGTCAAATATGTGGGCGGAGAGATTCTGTCCAGTGCAGCAATCCTGTCGTTCCACACCTCCCGCAGCGGGAAGCTGGACGGCGGCATGTCGTTCGAGATGACCCTGCGGGAGATTCGGGTGGCAAAGAGCGCCTACCAGAATGCAGCGACCGGCAAGACGGTGAAATCCGGCACACAGCAGGTGATCCGCAATAACCGGGAGGTGTACCACACCGTGAAAAACGGCGACACCATCTATAGCCTGTCCCTGATGTACTACGGCAGCGATGCCGGTTACACCAAGCTTTATGCCGCCAATCAGGAGCGCATCGAAGCCGCTGCCAGAGCGGCAGGCTATACCTCCTCGGACGGCGGGCAGGTGCTGATCGGCGGAACACAGCTCCGCATTCCGTAAGGAGGATGACACAATGCGCAGCAGAATCGCAATCGACAAGAATCAGATTCCCTACCAGTTTCAGATCATGCTGGGCGGAAAACGGTACGGCATGGAGTGGCAGTACAACGCCAGGAGCGGCTGCTTTACCTGTACTCTCTCCGATGCGGAGGGGAATGTGCTGGTGTACGGAGAACCGCTGGTGTACGGCAATCCGCTTTTCGCCGCCCTGGCCAGAGGGACGCAGCTTCCGCCGGTGGATCTGGTACCGCTGGACGAGTCCGGCGGAGAGACCGCCGTGACATGGGACAATCTGGGGGAGACGGTATTCCTGACGCTGGACGACGAAGGCGGTGCAACATGACCAGCCGTCTGATTCTTCCCAAGCACGGGGACGACTTCTCCCGTCTGGTGGGCGCTCCCGGCAGCGGGCAGCGCATCGACACGACTGTACACGGACTGTACCGGCAGCATGTGCGCATCCGGTTCCCCACGGTCACCATTGACAGCGATACGCTGGACTGTGCGTTCACCGTGCCGTTTGACGACAACACAGAGGCGAACGAGGCGGAGATCACGCTGTACAATCTCTCCTACAACACCACGAACCAGCTGACATATGGGAGCAGCGTCACCATTGAAGCGGGCTACGGGGAGGATTTGGGCGTGATCTTCTCCGGCACGCTCTCCGACAAGAAGATACAGGACGATGACACTGACCGTGTGATCACCATTCGGGCGATGGACGGGGCAGGACTGGCAGTGTGTGAAGTGGATGTGGAGTATGCCGAGGGAAACACAGCGCAGGCGATTCTCTACGACCTCTGCACCCGACTGGGCTTCCCCATTGCCTTTTGGGCGCCAGTGCGGGACTGCGTCTATGACCGTTCGGTACACGTGGACGGCAGCCTGATGGATGCGGTGGAGAAGTACGCCGGCATCTGCGGGGTGTCCGCCTATGTCTGCAAGGGGCTGCTCTATGTGCGGGAGTTCTCCAACAGCGGCGGCGATGCCGTTCCGCTGTCTGTGGATACCGGATTGCTCACCGCCGAGGAATACGAGAAAGAACAGAAAAACGGGGATTTCACCGACACCACACGGGGCTGGAAGCTGGAGATGCTGCTGAACCACCGCATCCAGACCGGCACAAGAATCGACCTCACATCCCGTCGGGCAAACGGCAGCTATTACGTCAAAGAGGGCGAACACCGGTACGACGGCGGCGAGATGCGCACTACCGTGACCGCAGTAGAACGATAGAAGGAAGGTGTGACAATGTCAGGCATTGCAGCGACAATCAAAGAGATGATCCGGCAGCAGCTTCTGACGATGCACACCTGTCTGGTCTGCCGTGTGCTGGAGCTGCACGAGGACGGCACGGCGAAGATTCAGCCGCTGACGCTGACACAGAGCACCGCAGGCACCGTGCGGCAGCATGCTCCGCTGGACGGTGTCCCTGTGCTCGATCAGATTCGGCACACGGTGACGGCGGATGCTGTGTGTGTCGCCGTCTTTGCGGAGCGGGATATCTCTGCCGTGCTCACAGGGGAATACGCTTTGCCCTCCACGGCGCACCACCACTCTCTGTCAGACGGCATGATCATCGGGACGCTGGACGGCAGCGGAACGTCTGTCCCTGCCAGCTGGTACGCACCCCTTCCGGCGGAGACAGATTCCGCCAAGACCAGCATCAAAGCCGCAGAGCAGGGGCGGGAGGCCTGCGTGGATGTCAAGCTGCACGCCGGCGAGTACAACGAACTGGCGTGCTATGAAGACGGGCTGAGCGTTGAGGTTGCGCCGATCACTAACCTGGAACTGGAGGACATGTTAACATAACAGAGAGGAGCTAAAAATGGCACGGAAAGTATTAGACGATAACGGGGTACTGTACCTCTGGAACAAGATCAAGGCGTTTTTTGTCGCCAAAGAGGACGGCAAAGGACTGTCTACCAACGATTACACCGACGCAGAAAAAACCAAACTCGCCGGCATCGAGGTACACGCCAACTACTACAAGCACCCCACAGGCGCAGGGTACAGCCACATTCCGGTGGGCGGCTCTTCCGGTCAGATTCTGCGCTGGTCGGCAGCCGGTACGGCTGCGTGGGGCGAAGACAAGGACACCACCTATACCGCTGCCACCACGACCACCGACGGTCTGATGTCGGCGGCGGATAAGACCAAGCTGAACGGCATCACTACCGGTGCCAACAAGTATACCCATCCGACCTACACGGCACACGCCAGCGGACTGTACAAGGTCACCGTCAACAACACTGGTCACGTATCTGCGGCAACGGCGGTGGGAAAGGACGATATCACAGCGCTGGGCATTCCTGCGCAGGACACGACCTATACCGCCGCATCGCAGGTGAAGATGGGTCTGCTGACCGCTGCCGACAAAACCAAATTGGATGGCATTGCCAACGGGGCAGAGGTCAACCAGAATGCATTCAGTACGGTTCAGGTTGGAAACTCTGGCGAGTTCGCCTTTTCCGCTACGTCAAAAGAGGACAAGCTCACAATCACAGCGGGGACTGGCGTCACCATTACGATGGATCGTGAAAAAAAGGTCATCTCCATCAATGCACACGCCCACAGCAACAAGGAAACGCTGGACGCCATCACCGCTGATCTCTGGACACAGCTCACCACCCAGAGCCACACCCATAGCAACAAGACCGTACTGGATGCCACCACGGCTTCGTTTACCACGGCGCTGCTCACCAAGCTCAACGGCATTGCCACCGGCGCAAACAAGACCACCGTTGATGCTGCACTGTCCGGTACGTCGACAAACCCCGTCCAGAACAAGGCGGTCAACACCGCACTTGCCGGCAAGCTCAACGCCAGCGCAAGAGGTGCGAAAAACGGTGTTGCTTCGCTGAATGCTGACGGCCGAGTACCTAGCTCGCAGTTACCCAGCTATGTAGATGATGTCATTGAGGGCTACTACTATAACGAGAAGTTTTACCAAGAAGAGGCACATACGACGGAAATCACCGGCGAGGGCGGCAAAATCTACGTGGACGTATCCACCAACCTGTCCTACCGGTACAGCGGCAGCACCTACGTGCAGATCACTTCCAGCGATATGGTCGCAATCACGAATGCCGAGATCGATGCGATCTGTGTATAAGGGGGCTTGACACATGGGCAATTACCTCAATAAGACTGGTTTGACAGCGTTGTGGAAACGGTGCAAGGCGGTGTTCTTACCGCTTTCCGGCGGCGCAATGACCGGCACGCTTGACACCGCAACCAACCAGACAGAAATCACTGTGCCGGCTTCGAAATCAGCAACGGAAACCCCAACTGTCATTGCCGGCGGTTCTATGGAACTGAGCGGCGCAATGACCGGCAATTTGCCATCACGCAGATCGTTTGTTGGGTCTTATAAAAACACAGAAAACAGCGCATGGTACGACGTCATCTCAATCCGGCATCGTAACGGCTACGACGACGGCGACCGGCACGGCATGGTGATATACTCCGATATGGGCGGCTTCACCAGCAATTTGCAGTGGAACAGGCAGGGAGGCAGCGGCGAGTGGCAGGGTGCTCGTACCTTACTCGATAAAAAAAATTACAGCAATTTAATGTCGGCAGAGCTGACCACCCAAAACCTCAACGACAGCGCTGTAAATGGTATTTGCGGCTTTTTTTACGCTGCCGATGGTAACACCTGCACCAATACCGCAGTAAGCGGCAAGCCGTTTTTTATGTTTGCAATCCGGATTTCCGTGGCGGCGAAAACACAGGTCGCATTCTACCCGCACAACAATGCAATCTATATGCGTTCGTGGTCTGGGAGGGACTGGACGACATGGAGGAAGATATGAGAGACTTCGCACTGGATGATGCCGGCGACATCCTGCTAGAAGCCGATGACATTGCCCTGTGCGAGGGTACGGCGCAGGAAATCCAGAAGATTCGGCAGGTGCTCGGCACAAAGCTGGGGGAATGGAAGTATGACGCACAGGAGGGCATGGACTTGGATGTGTTCTTACAGCGCACACCAGAGGAGCGCCGGATACGGGAGGCACTCCGGAGCGGGCTGCACGAGATCAACGAGTCCTATGTGCTCCAGTCCTGCACTTATACGGCGGAGGAACGGCGCTTGTACTTCACCGTACAGGCAGAGAACCAGCAGGCGACAGAATTGTATTTGGAGGTGTAGCGCATGCCTATGACAGAACAGGGGTTCCGGAAGTACACCTATGCGGAGCTTCTGGAACAGCAGATCATACGGGCAAAGGATTTGTTCGGCGATGACATTGACACATCGGGGAAGAGCGTACTGGGGAAGTACATTCGTCTGAATGTGTCGGACTTTGCCCAGCAGGAGGAGGCGCTGGAAGCGCTGTATCAGGCACGGTATGTGGACACCGCCTGCGGGGTATCGCTGGACCGTCTTGCGCCGTTTGCCGGACTTCAGCGCAATGCCGCAGTTGCCGCCGTGCTGGCACTGGTGCTGTACAACCACGGAAAATCCGAGGTGGAGCTGCCCATGGGCACAAAGCTGGTCAACAGCGACGGCACGCTTTACCACCTCACGCAGCGCATCACCATTGCGCCCGGCAGTTCTGTCCAGGCACACGCCGCCTGTGACACAGCGGGAGAGATCGGGAACGCCACAAAGCCGCTGCGCTTTTCACAGGTGCAGCAGCCGAACATTACCATCAGCTATCGCACACTGCTCCCCATCGCTGTCACCGGCGCAGACACAGAAAGCGACCCCGATTTCCGTCGGCGCTGGAAAAAGGCAGTCGCTGGCGCAGGCAGTGGTACGGCGGATGCAGTGATGGGCGCTGTGGCACGGCTGGACAGCGTACAGGACGTGGTGCTGTATGAGAATGACAGCGACATAGAGCAGGAGGTGGGTACATTCCGTGTCAAGCTGCCGCCCCACAGCTTCGCCGTGATCGTCAAGGGTGCAGAGGACGCTTCGGCGGAGATCGCACGCACCATCTTCCAGAAAAAGCCGCTGGGCATTCAGGCAAAGACCGGGTCGGTGGTGTGGAACGCCGTGACCGAACGGGTGGCGGACTCCGCCGGCATCTTCCACGAGATCCAATTTGGCTATGCCGCTTCTGTGCCGATCACGGTGGAGGTGACCATAAACAAGGCGGATGAACCGGACTTCCAGCCCGCAACGGCAAAGCCCCTCTTTGCGGTGGCGCTGCAAGCCTATTTTTCCGGCAGCCGTATCGGGCAGGGTGCCTACGCCAACGCCCTGTACGTGCCCCTGATCCAGTCTGGTGCGGTGTCCTGCATCGCCGGCATTCAGGTGCGTACTCGACTCACCCCGAGCGCTGCAAAGGTGACCATCGGTGTGGACGAGTATCTCACGTTCTCTGACGTTGTCATCACGTACAAGGAGTGATTGCCATGGAATATGAATTGGTCTATGCGCTGCCGGATTCCTACGCCAAGCCGGTTCGGTATCGGGAGCGGCAGTTTCCCACCAACACATGGCGGCTGTTCGCTATGACCGAAGAGCAGATGCAGCAGTTCCAGGAGGACGTGCAGGCGCAGCAGCGCCAGCTGGACTTGGAACAGTGCCAAGGGGCTGCGCTGGATGCACTGGGGCAGATGTACAGCTGCATCAGAGGTGCGGGGGAATCCGACGACCGCTACCGCATGGCGTTGCTGTGCCGCATCGGCAGCTGTTTCGGGGACGGAACGGCGGATTCCGTGCTGACAGCAGTGTCCAACTTCTGCGGCTGTGCGCCGGGGACACTCTACTTTCGGGAAGTCGGTACAGCGTCAGTACAGCTGCACGTCGCAAGCGCTGCGGTGCTGCAAAGGCTGCCGGTGTCGCTGTCAGAGCTGCGGGAGATGATCGGCAGCCTTTTGGCGGTAGGCGTGGGGCTAGAACAGGCGGCGCTTGTGGACAATTCGTTCTGCTACTGCGCCGCCGGAGAAGAACAGAGCGCTGCCTATGACGGCACGGGATACGGCGAATCCGGTGCAGGTCTGGGCGGCGTAATTTTAATGGAGGAATAAGACGATGGAATTGACAGAACCGATGTATTGGAGCAGCACCAATGCGCAGAAGCCGGAGGGCATCGCCAAGACCGGCTACCGTGCAAAGGACAATCCGGCGGCGGAGCACGAGAACTATTTCCGCCATGTCACGTACCAGTGCATCAAAGAATTGCAGCAGATTCTGCTGAATCAGGCGGAGCACGTGCAGTTTGCGGGGGATGCAGAGAACGGCTTTTATTTCCTGGACGACGACGGAAACCGCCTGACGGGACAGGTGCGCATCACCGGCGTGCCATATTCGTTTTCGGCAAAGGGCGTGCTGGATACCGGATGGCAGACGGTGTTCGGCAAGCGGTACTACTACAGCCAGAGCGATGGAAACGCTGTGCTCGGCTGGCTGACGTATCTGGACAAGAAATACTACATCACGCTGCTGGACGGGAAGCTGGTGAACCAGTACCGCACCATTGACGGGAAGGACTACCACTTCGACCAGTACGGCGTGGCTTCCGAAGTATCGTAAGGAGGAGAGAGATTGGACTGGACAGAGATCATCACCGCCGGCATTGCAGCGGCAGGGGCTGTGGCAGGCTCTGCGCTGATGCAGAGCAAGACAACCGCAGTATTGAAAGAACGCCTTGACGCACTGCGGAAAGACGTGGAGGTGCTGTCAAGGCGTGTGGACAAGCACAACGGGGTGCAGGAGCGTGTCCTGCTCGCCGAGTGCAAAATCGAGGAACTGGAAAAGGAGCTAATGAAAAAATGAAAAATCGGAATTGGAAACAGTGGCTGAAAGCTGCCGGCATCCGGGCGGTCAAGACCATGGCGCAGACAGCTGTTGGTGTCATCGGCGTGGCTGCGGTGATGCAGGATGTTAGCTGGGTGATGGTAGGCAGCTCTGCGCTGCTGGCAGGCGTGCTGTCCGTGCTGACAAGCGTGGCGGGACTGCCGGAGGTTGAAGAAAACGCCTGAAAGGAGCTAGAAAAATGACGATTACCAATCAATATTTGACACACAATCGCCCGTACACCAAGCGGAGCCGTACCGATGCAATTGCGATGCACTGGGTGGCAAATCCGGGGACTTCCGCCGCAGCGAACCGAAACTACTTCCAGAACACTTCTACCGAGGTGTCTGCCAACTACATCATTGGCTTGGTCGGCGAGGTGATCTGCTGCATTCCGGATAACGAGATCAGCTGGTGTACCAATCAGGCGAACGGCTACACTGTAAGCATTGAGTGCTGCCATCCGGATTGGACTGGCAGATTCAATGACGCAACCTATAAGTCTATGGTTGGACTCACAGCGAGCCTGTGCAAGAAATACGGGCTGCATCCGCTGAAAGGCGGTGTGATCCGCCATTTCGACGTCACCGGAAAGAATTGCCCCAAGTGGTTTGTGCCCAAGTCCAAGGGCGGTTCTGATACAGAGGATGCCCAGCACTGGCATAAGTTTCTGGCGGATGTCGCAGCGCAGATGGGACAAGGCGCCGCAGCCGCAAAGCCGTCCGGCTCTGCCGCCACAAAGCTCCGCTACGACTGGAAGCAGGGGCAGCGGGTGCAGCTCTATAAGGAGAAAACGCAGCTTTTCGCCAATGAATCTGCGACGACACCCGCTGGCTACCTGCCCAAGGGCACGTACTACATCTACGACGGCAAGTGCTGCCGGAACGGGCGCTATCGTGTCACCACCAAGGCAGAGTACTGTGGCAAAACGCCGGCGGGGAAGTATGTCACGGGGTATGTGAGCGTGGATAATTTCCGGGAAGTCTAGATACCGGCTTTCCCAGATCGTGCCCTGATTGAAAAGAGAATATGTATGCGAAAAAGCGCTCTTGAACGGTGGGGTTCAGGAGCGCTTTTTCATTTTGCGTGGCAAGTTATAGTTTTTTATTGTCAAATTTTAAAATCGTATTCCTAGCAAACCGCCTGTTTCTTGACTGTCTGAAATTCTTAATACAATATTATCGTTAAATTGAGAAGTAAATTCATCATCAAATTCTTGATATGGAACCACATCGGAATTAAAAAGACAGATGTATTGAAACCCTAACTTTTCACATTTTAGTTGTGCAAGCATCAATGCTCGAGCCACTTGTCGTTCGTCAACACCATCAAAAATAGTACTGTCATGGATAAGAAAATCAGGATATCGACTTCTAGCACATCCCAATTCAGCTAATATCATATCATAGCAAAACACCTTCATATAATTTACGCCCTGACTCCTTGAACTTTTAATATCAATTCCGAAAGAGTACCCGGACTCTTTTAAATCGATTGTTAAAGTTCCTCCTTCAGGGTAAAGAAATTCGGTGTTGGTTTTGAACAATGATATAGCTTTCTCTCGTATTTGGATACGTTCATTATAATCTTGACGAGATTTGATTAGCAGTTCTTGATTTTCGATTTTTAATCTACTTTTGCTATCTTCAATATATTCTGCAGATTCTAATCTCTTTTTTGCATCATCTAGGAGTTGCTTGGCCTCTGTATAACGATCTTGAATTAAAACATATTCGGCTAGCGCACCATGTGTTTCAAGTACTTTCATTTTTTCAGAACGTTTTATACTTAGGGATGCTATCCGGTTATTAATCTCTAGAATATCTTTCTTTAGAATCGAGATTTCATTACGGAGATATTCCTTTCTGTTAGAAACGATAGCATTATGAAATCCGATTACATCAGAAAGAGAGTGAGTAATAGAGCTCTGAAACAGCACTCCTGCTTCTGAATAAATTTTTTCGATATCTGCAATAGGTAATCCACAGTCCTCTGCTGCATAGCTTGCTTCATATTTTTCTAATAAACGTTTGCGTAATACAAGAGTGTTGGTGAGAGCGTGTATTTCATTGGTTAAGGAGTTCGCTTCTTTTAAGATTTTTTCATATTGTGGGTGGATTCGAAAAGTATCTAATTGCTTTTTAAATGCATCGACATCTTTTTGTCGAGTAATAACTTCTGTACTTAATTCACCGATATTTAAGCTAAAAGAACCAATCACACCTGATTTCGTAGCATTTTTGTAGTCTTCAATTCCTTTCTTTTTCTCTTTAAGCCGTTGAAATTGCCCAGCATATTCAATGCTTAAATTGAGAAAATACGCATTGCATATTTGCACACTTGAAGCTTTTTGACGTGAAAAGAATTCGAAAGCGTTTCTGTAGCCATCAACATTTCTTCGAATCGTATATGATATTAATTCTCGAAAAGAAGGTATATACCTTTGATTGTCTTCTGTTGCTACAATGCCGTAAAACTCCTCCAACATCGCTCTACTAAATGTATTAGGAGAAACATAATAACGGCAAGCTTTTTTATCATACTTGCATTCAAATTTTAAGGCTGAAACATCACTACCATCGATGTATATTTTAGATGGGCAATCTGTAAATCTTTCGATTTTATAGACTTTATCACCGATATCTATTTCTAATATAAATGACCATCCTTTAAGATTTTCATTCCTAAAGACAGAATTCGCCGTAACTTTAGAGCCTAAACAAAAATGAATTATTTCAACGAGAGTTGATTTTCCCGCACCATTTCTTGTTTGTTTATCTTCTGATTTATCATCGTGACTTCGATCGGCTAAAATAATGTTAAAACCAGAGTGAAAAGTTACAGACTTAAAGTTTGGATTATTACTTTTGATTGAGCGAATCATTTTTACACCTCACAATCATACCATCTTTTAAAGTAATGGCATTAATTATATATAAATAATCCAGTGTAAGCAAAAATTTCTCATAGCTAATTAATGTTTTATTACATTTTACCTTGTTCCATAACAATGAAAGCGTTTGAGGTTCTACGATTTCGGTCAATAATACTGCACCACAACTTAAAAGAGAATACTCCAACCTAATGTTTTTATCCGGCAAAATCACTTTTCAAACACCTCACATTTTTCAAAGAAATATGTTAATATACCTAGTCCAGCAGCTCTATATGAAAAGTCGGACTGTTTTCCGCTTGCAAAATCCCACAGTTTAGTGAATATTTCCTCATTATCCAAGCCTTGTGATTTTAAGCACTGATATTGTGAAGACATTATATTCGTTAATTGTGTTGCAAATGACGGATCCGGATGCTTATTCATATATTCATCAATAGTAAGAGTACTTACTAATCCCATGGTTATATAATCTTCAAATGGCCGCAAGGCATTTTTTTGGATTTTATCGCTTATTTTCAATATTGTGTAAGAAGGTGTGCCTTTCGAGTGAGCAGAAGATGACATAAGATATTTGGCTAAAACTTCTAATTCAGCAAACCCGTATGAAACAGATCCTTGTTCTAGCATTTCTACAACCCACTGTTCATGTTTAGCTTTCAAAGCGAATAAATCCTCTGCTGGATATGACGCAACATCAGTATCGATTTTTTTATGGCAATTGCAACACAAGAATATCAAATTCCTCTCGCTATTTACAAATTCCTCATTTTTTGTTGCGTCATAGCGTGCTGCATCAGACTTTTCTCCGTAAATATGTGCATTTTCACCGATACAAGGAGAAGAAGGATTATCTGGATCGGCTAAAAGAATTTTGCACATAGCACAACGATTTCCACTTTTGGTGTGAAGTAACCGTTCATTTCTTTTTGATATAGTTGCCTTGCTAGCCATCTAACCACCTCAAATGCACATAACTTTTTTACTATTATACAGCTAAAAGGTCAGTTAGTCAATAAGAAATAGCTAATTTTAAAGGTAATCGTATGAAAAAATGAAGAACACATCATAATTGACGCTTTTGCTTTTTATTAAAGCATACTTGGAGAGTGACAATAAAGAAAGTCCCTTGAACTTGATTGACAAGATCGTTAAAGGTGCAAAGAAATAAGGTCAATTGAAGCCAATCGCCCTTGAACCGAAACAACATTTGTCATTGCCTTGTGCTGCTACAGCTACATCACACTTTGTCCTATTTGGCAAGAAGAAATTCATAGAAAACCGGCGGTGCAGCAGGGGGAGGACCTTGTTTGCACCGCCGGTTTTTTATGTACAATTAGAATATGATATTTTTTTCTCATAAGTCCACATTTAGTTCGCCTCCTTTTCCCAAGGCCACGGTCCCTCGATCCAGCCCCACGGAGCATTTCCGTCGGTTTGTCTGGGTTGGATCGGGCCGAACTGCCGGA